GCCCCACGTAGACCTGAGTCGGTCGCGGTGACTGGGAGAACCAGATAACCGCGGCGGCATATTCTTCACTGTCCACGCCAAAATCATCGCCGATATCATCCGGTGCAGAGTACAGGCGAAGACGCTCAGAAATGGGAATGACTGTTGAATTACCCAGGATCAGCATCGAGCCAAAATTGCGGCCCTGTGCTGCCCTGGCGGAAAGCGTCACAGTCACGTTCGTGACGCGGTTTAACGGCAGGCCTTTCGCCATGATCAATCTCCGGTTGAAATTGTAACGTTGGGTTCAACGATAGATTTAATGTTGTAGGTGCGGATGGTTTTACGGGTCAGCGTGACGGTGAGATCGTAGCGCCTCACCCACTGCTTATTAATCAGTTCGGGCAGGTTATAAATGGTGCCGGCATCGCTGAGGGATAGTCCGACGCGGTTAAGCTCTGTGTTGTTTTGCTCAACAAAGAGACCAGCTCTGAAAGTCGTCGCCGTGCTGGCTCCCTGCGGACCGTAAAAGCATAAAATGACCGTCACGCTCTCCCATGCCCACTGCTCAGAAGTATTCTCATCCACCTGGATATTCGCCGACATGCCGGGGAGCGGTACGGTCGTGATGCCAAACGCACACCATGTGATCCCGTTTTTTGGTATCGGCGGTTGCGGATCCGTCCACCGGGGGAAAACCGCTTTGGCCGGTAACCCGGTTACGCCGCGAATCCACCGGCTGATTTCCCTTTCCAGCGCTTCATCGTAGGCAGGCCCACCAGCAGCAGAAGGCGTCAGGTATCCGCGCGTGGTGCTGTCGTTACTCATCCGGCGTCCCTCCGTCAAAGTCCACCAGCTCACAGTGTGCCTGGACGAATCCGGCACCGTAACGGGTGTACGGGTCGACGAACGTCACGCGATAGTCGCGCCCGGCATACGTCACGATATCCGCATCAAGTCGCGGTGAGCTGTCTGAGCCGGGCTGGCCCTGGGTTAATCTGAACTGCGTCACGATGAGGATTGCGCCGTTTGTGTTCTGACCGGCGGTCATGCGCTTTGCCTCGAGGGAGCGATCGACAGTCACCACCCCGGAAAACGGAATATCCTGCGGCACGTTGGTCGCGAAATTATCCTCATCCAGCGTCTGGGTCTGCCGGTGGCACACCAGCGATGTATCGCAAAAATCCGGGTCGAGAAGAACTTCCGTCACATCGAGAAACGGCATTATTTTTCCCTCACGACGTAGTTAATGGAGCGCAGGAGATAGCCATGTGCGTAAAGCGGCTTATCGCCGGGAAGCCCTTCCGCACGTCGCCGTTCGAGCGTTTTATCAGACAGAGGATGCAAGCGGTCGCCAGCACCTATCACGCCTTTAGCGGCGTCCCGTGCAATCTGGCCAGCGCTTTCAAGCTGAACTCTGGCCGCCGCTGTTTTCCCCTCCAGCGCAGCCGTTGCCGCCGCTTTCAGGCATGCAGTGGTACGCGGTTTCGAGTCCTCTATCCCCATTTCAAGAAACGGCCGTGGCGGAAGTGTGACGGTAACACCGTCGATTTCTACCGTGGCGCCCGTCGAATGGAGATAGCCAAGCTCAGCGTTACTTATTGTTGAGTCTCCCCGCGCCGCGTTATCTGCCGGAATACCCACCAGCACATCCATACCGGAAAGCTGTCGGAGAGATTCCAGAACAGAGGCGGCGTTATCCGCACGTATTGTCAGCCCGCTTTTCATTACGGGGTCCCCAACTGGATTGCTCCGGCGCCGAAAAGCATCAGGTATTCCCAATACTCGGCGCCGTAGCGGGTGTTATTCCAGAATCCGGCATCAGGATTAAGAGTGGTACTAGCGTCGTAGCTTACAGATACCTTATCCACTGATTTTGATGTCTGCACCCCGCTGTTCGCACCACCGGAAGAACCAGCCGCAGCACCACGCTGATCCGCTGCGTAAAGCGCCATGTAATGCGCCACGAACAACTCAACGACATAGGGGAAAACGTCCTCGCCGAATCTCGACTCGCTCATCAGCGCATCGGCCAGAGAAAGGCGAGCCCGAATCATCGGAGTGGGATATCGGTTTTCATCATCGAATTGCGGAAAGTCAGTGCGGAATTGTTCAGGCGTCGGCAGACTTTGATTTTTTGCCATTGGCTTTAGCCTCTGCGAGTTGCGTTTCAAGCTCTGCAATACGGGCTTCCTGTTCTTCCGCCAGCGTTTCAAGTTCTGCGCTACGCGGATCCACGTTCTGCACCGGTGCTTCACCATCAGGTGAACAGTGCGCCTTCACGAACCAGTGATCAGCCACATCGCTTTCGACGTCATGAAAACCTGGAGTAAACGTCCTGATGCTGGTGCCGTCGTTGAAGTTGAACTCGGTCAGTACATAGATTTTCTTCATTGGAATTCCTTAGAAAAAAGCCCCTGTGAAGGGGCTGTATCTGGATTAAATGCCATCCATGTAGTTCAGGGTTTCCGGGTAAACCGGCTCAACGGCACCCAGCTTGCCGTAGTAGGTCACAAGCTGATAAATGCCACGATACTGAATCGGCACACTCTGGAGGGGAACCATCGGGAAGCGCACAAATTTTTTGTCGTTTGTGTAGGCCACCATACGATCCGCATTTGCCACGCCACGACCAATAGCCCATTTAACCGGGCGAATGTTCAGTGGCTTGCCGTTCTGGTGGAAAGCGATCGTGTTAGTTTCGAGGTAAGTCAGCAGTGACTGGTTACCCGCAGAAGAAACGATGGTGCTCGCCAGGAAAGAATACTGTTCCGGTGGGATCAGCAAATCTTCCGGCACTTTTGAATACGCAGAGCGAACCCACGCATTACTCAGTACCTGGTTGATACTGGCACGGATTTCGTCAGGGGTGGACGTCGCCCAGGTCTTGGTTGCGTTAGTCGGTGTAACCTGTGACAGGTTCAGCAGACCTTTAGCACCTTTCACCGCATCCCCGATATACACCTGCTCGTCAGTATCCATATTCCACTTCAACTGCATGCCGTCGTATTTCTGGGTGTCGATAGGGCGTCCAACCTGTGCTGCTGCGGCCAGTTCAACAACCGTCCAGCCGAGTTCCATCCCCCACAACTCCAGAGGAAAGCCTGTTTTAGCAATATCCACATTCAGGCCGGCAATCGCGGTTGAAAGCTGGTTAATCCAGTTCTTGCCGTTTGCGTTCGGCGTGCCCGCTGCTGCAAACGTGGTGTTGGTGAAAGAACTCATCTCATCTGCGATAGAGACGTCTTCACGCAACTCGATATCGCGGCTCCACGTCTGCGATGTCAGCGGAAGGTTCAGCGTCTGGTCGAGTCGCTCCAGTTCATGAACAAGGAAAGCACCAGTGCTGTCGACTGTTGCCTGATCAAAGGTCATTGGCATTTTTGATGCTCCCTTTAAATGTTGTACGCCAGTTCAATATTCCCGTCAGCGTCGCCGGGGCCATTGAAGTAAGCATTGGTGATCTGTACGGTGTTTGTACCGTCGGCAGCAGCAACAAATGCGCCAAGCGGGCTGTTTGCTGACGGTGTACCAACGCGCATATAAACCGGCGCATTGAGGGCAACCGCTGAAGCGTTACCGCCAATATTGACCGTTACATAACCACGCTTCAGGTTGTCGCCTGAAAAATTGAAACCAGAGCCAATCTGGCGAACCTTGTCGGGTTGTGAAGACGTCGGGTATGGACGAACAAAAATGCCCGCCAGCACAGTAGCTGCGTCACCAGCCTCAACAGGGACAAACTTACCGCCAGCAATTTTCCCGCCAAGACCATACGCCGCAAATGGCTTTGTGGAATCGAGCGTGTGAGACTCAACAGTTAAATCATGCGGGCGTGAAATAGCTCCGGCGATGCCAGAAGGCATCCGTAAAAGAATGGTATTTGCCATGTTTAGCCTCGTTTCCAGAGTTCTTTCGCGGCCTTATTAATTTCCGCGATGGACTTAGTTGTAGCTGTGGTCATGGAGCGGAAACTGTCGGTAGTTTTCGCTTCTGTGTTGCGGGTTTTTGCCAGTTCAGAAACAGCGTTGAATGCCATATCGACCGTGGCTTTTTTCAGTTTTGTCACATCTGCATCGCCCACAACGGAACGAACCAGCGACTGATCAGCTGCGGCAAGGATCTGGCGTTTGAACGCTGTCGGTTTTGCTTTCGCCGGTAACTGAACGCCTGGCTGAATCAGATCTGCGCGATAAGCGGCGTCGCCAGTAACGGCACCCTCTTCTTCGTCCTTCTCGTCTTCATCTTCGTCTGCTGTTCCCGGACCAGCCGGAGTCAGTTTTGCAACAGCGTCAATCAGCGCTTTCCCCCACGCCGGGATATCTTCGTCCTCGTCGCCAGTAACGGGTAACGTCGGTGCTGGCATAGGGCTTTGCGGTGAAAGGTTAATTACCACGCCCCCCGGTGTCATGGATGACGTCACATCATCATCGCCAGTCATATTGTCCGGCGGGTTGTCGATCAGGTTCGCCATTTCGGCGGCGTCATTGGTTTTACGGGCCTTTAAAAGCCGGGTAAACCAGTTTTTAGTAGTGCTTGGCATAGCGTCTCCCAGTGCACAACGTGAACCAGCCCGCCCGTTAGGGACTAAGGCCAGATGATTACCGGTGATCGCATATTGCTCTGCGACACCCGGCGAGATTTGGCGGTAGTCAGCGTCATAGCCGCAACTTACCTCGTCGTCCCCGTCTTCCACCGCCTGAACAGCCTCCGGCGTTTTGACGATGACGTCAGCCAGCAGCAGATCGTGATTCTCTCCCTCTCCGCGTCTGACGTTCTGAATATGGCCGTTTGCCAGTCTGCGCCAGTTCTCCGGCGTGACAAAAATGATGTTGCCGTTGAAGTCTTTAGGGTGGCCGATGGTGACGGCCATGCCTTCAAAAGAAGCGATGGTGCGTTCGCTGAACACTTCCTCAGGCGTCCGGCGGACAACAATCAACCCGTCGCTGTCAGGGGTTAATTCCGGCAGTTCTTCCGCGCCATAAACCTGTTCACCGGTTCGCCCGATAGGAACGTCCTTGAACAGAACCGATCCATCGGCCAGCTGAAAACGGGTGTTTCCCAGGCGGGTTTTAAAGAAATATTTAATGGGGTTGTTTCTGCTTTGCGCATCCCCGGTTGAACTGTTCTTCAGTTTTCGCATTGCTACCGCAACTGCCAGCTGAAAACGTTCATCCGCAGGGGTAACCTTCCATCCGTTGTGAGGGTTGGCAGTAAACAAGTCCTTTTGCTCAGTCAGTTTGTCTGCTTCCGCACTTGAAATGCCGGTATACCGCAAATCTATCTCCCCTCGGGGGAAAGGCATCCCTCCCCCGCGCTTTAGTTGATTGCGTGCAATTTTGATGAAGATGTTTTCTACGTCTTTGGGAATTGGCCTCAGTCCATTAGCGCTAAAAACGTCACGCATCGACTTTCTGGCTTCTGCTACCGGAGAAACGGCTTTTAACGGCTTAGCCGCTTTCACTGCTTCTGCTGCGGCGATTGCAGCTTTTAGCTTTTCCTGAATTGTCAGTTCCCGTGGTGCAGTGGTTTCCTGCTGTTCTTTCGGCTCTCCGGCATGAGACTTCCTGATTTCATTTATCTTTTGCCCCGTAAACTTACCACCCATGCCACCTTTAACCGTTCCATCCTCTCCGATAAGTACCGGTGATCCTTTGTTCTTTTTTGCGCCTCCAGGGTGAACCGTTATCCACCTGTCGGCGTCAACAAAATTGATACGTATCATTTCCTTGCCTCTGGTATGTGCACTTCCGACCAGCATTTGCAGTTGGGTAAACATCCGGCGTGTCCGGTCATACCGTCCAGTGTCGGCGGGTTATCCCAGCGAACAAATTTATCTTTCATTCTTCGGTGAGAATCACGAGTACCAACACCCTCAATACGCCACCAGTAACCCTCAGAACCAACAGCCAGCGCCCGAGCTTGTGTTATGGCACCTGTAGCCCTTCCGATCTCAGTGCGGGCTATTAGCTGTGCCCTACTGGCGGCCACATCACCAGACGAAAGAATCTGCTCATAAAGCTGGTCTGGTCGCTCTCCGTTAATTGCCGCCTGAATTGCCCGCTGCTGTATCTCCATTACGCGATCAGCAGCTTCCAGAGGCAGTGATTTCATCAGCTGAATCTGGCGATAAACAATATCCTGAGCTACCTGCCCAACAGGAGTATTCCCGACAACTTCACGCAGTCCAGCCCCGATTTCCTCTGATACCGATCGCCACTGATTCCACTCTTCCTGCTCAACCTGGGCAAACATCCTCTGTCCGACCTGTTCCGCCCAGTTACTGATAAGCTCCGAATAGTCGATAAGCACCAGCCCTGTCTTATCAACGCTGGCCTGTGAACCATCGTAAGAGGCCGCCACGATTTCCCCGATCTGGTTTGCTATCGCCAACAGGCTTTTGCGGTACTGGATCTCCGAACGTCGGCGGAGGCTCGGTTTCAGATTCATCCTCCTCCCACTGGGCTTTCGCATTCTTGATATCCTCGTCAGAAACTGATGCGCCGATACCCGTCACATCCGCCAGCTCCCGAAAATCGGTAAGTGCTGCGGCAGGCGACATTCCCAAATCACGAACAGCGGTTGCCAGAGCGATAGTGGTATTGGTTGCCACAGTAGAACGGTCAACGTCGCTCATTTGCCAGAGCGGGTTGAATTCGAAGGAAAAATCATCTGGCAGAGGTTCCCCGAACTCCGAACGATGCAATACATCGAACAGCAGGCGAATATGGGGGCGTAAATCGCGCTCCTGCTGTGTGCCAACATCACCGTAATAGTTTGCCAGGTCAGCCTCACCGGTTGAAAAACCCTTCGGTGACTGGCGGAACATACGCACAAGGGGGATACCAACAGCACCGGCAATGTCTTCTTTGAACTCGCTCAGCAGATCTGACAAACCGGCAAACGAATAAGAGTGCGTCTCGAACTCATCTTCAGCATCGAAGAGTGACATGCCCTCATTCGTCTGAAACTGGCGCACCATATCCATTTGCTTGATCAGCGCCTCAAATGGCTTCCCGCCCATAGCGATGATCTCGCGAAGTTTTTTGATTTTTGCAGTGCGCAGATGTGCTTTGTAAGCAAGTTGTGCAGCGCCAACAGTGGTACTGTCATACGATGTCAGGCGGTCAAAGATGCGTTCAACGACAGACATTCCCCATTCGTTTTCGGTTACTCTCTGCTGATATGGCAACTTAACACCGTCCATGCGAATAAGGCGGCTGTGGTGCAGTGTCCAGGCTGGCAAACCCTGCGCCGTCGTCACGATGTCGTAGAATTCTGGTTTGCCGAGATTTGGACCGAGCGCTTTAATACGGCGTCCCAACTGCGGATTAATCATCCATCGGTCGAGAACAGCCAGCCCCTTAAAGCTGCCTTTTCCAACTTTGTCCAGTATGAGCGGGGTTAGTGGTGCCTGTCCTTCAATCAGGATTAACGCTCCGGCCCCACCATAAAGCCGGGACCATTTCAGCGCCTCGTTCAGAGCATCCCAGAGTTGTAGTTCTTCAAACTTCGATTCCAGAATGCCGCGACGCTTCGGGTCAATCTCACTGGTAATGCGCACGCCTTTTTTTGTCATATCATCAGCGATGGCATCAACGGCTACGCCAATGATCCACGACGAGCGATACGCCCATTCAATCAGCAGACGGTTCCTGCTGGTGTAATTGGCGCGGTATGTTGATGCTGCGTGCTGGTTAGGCTGCTGCAACCCCACACGAGCAACAAAGTTATCGTAAGAGTCAGTTGTTGCGATTTTCTGTTTTCTTACCATTACTGACTCCCGAGAATGCGCCAGACGTCCACAGATGTATCGGTAGGTGCGAACGACATAATGAAGGCGTCGGCAATGTTTGGTGATGGAACGTCGCGTTTGGCGAGGTCTTTCTTACTCTCCACCATGACGCGCCCGTTTTTATCAAAATCGCGGTGTGGCGTTGAAAGTTCGTATTTCAGCTTTTCCAGCAGCGGGCAATCGCTGTCGATGCTGATCATCTGGTCAACGTCGAACTTCTCGCCGTTCTTCACTGCGTTATAGGTATTACGAAACCGCTCTGCCACCAGCCACCAGGTCTGCGCTTTGAGATTTGCGAAGAAGTCCTTATTCAGGATGCCGGGCTGATACACTTCATCCGGTTCGTGTACGCCTTCGCCGGCATTAAATTTGGTGTATTGAACGGCGGTCGAACGCCAGGGATCAGCCGCTTTACGATCGGCGTTAATTTCCTCGAATTTCGAGCCACTACCAGCACCCACACCGATTGAGTCATAGACGATTTCAGCACCGCGTTCGAGAGCGGCGTTATAGGTACGGTTACAACTTTTCATCAGCTCGTCCTCTTTAGCCTTCCACTCATCAGCCCAGTAGACAATTGATCCATAGCGGTAGACATTGGCGCATTTATCCGCGCCGCTGTCGGCTACGTCGAAGCCAAGGCGCTTACGCCCGGACGGTTCGAAGCCAAGTTTTTTATGCGCATCAATCGCCGCTTCAACCCACGACAGTTTGATCACTGCGTTATCGTCATCGGTGCGTGGCACGCCGAGGTAAACATGTTCGAAAGTTTCCGGGTCGCGCGTTTTCGCCGCATTAATGACGTCTTTCATGGTGCTGCTAAGGAATGGGTTTTCTTCGTAGTTGATCTTCCGCACCAGCGTATTGGGTGGCGGATCAATAACGAAGTTGCGCCAGACGTAATCCGTTACCAGACGCGGGTTAAAGATAAACCAGCATTCGGATCCCTCTTTCCGAATAGTCGGCTCAAGAATTTCCCATTGCGCCTCTGTGATGGCGTGCGCCTCTTCATTCCAGAGCACGTCCACGCTTTCCAGCGACTTTATCTCTTCAATATGTCGCCACAGACCGTAAAAAATAAACTCGGCCCCGGTGTGACGGTTGATGATTTTGTTGTCGAGAATGCGGAAACGATGGCGCAGGCCAAATCGGTTAATCTGAATTTTCAGCAGAGCGTAAACCGATTCCTCGATTTTGTTCTGTATCTGACGTGTACAGAGAAAACGCAGCGGGTAATGGTCAGCAAGAAAAATAGCGAATCCGGCAGCGTCCCACGATTTTGACGATGACCGACCACCGTAAAGAACCTTATTCCTGGCTCTCGTCGTCCAGAACGGACGAAGCGCCGGATTCAGTGTCGGTTTCGATGTCTGCATAGAAGTCATTCAGTCCGCGAGGTGCATTGTTATTCGGATCGCCCGCCTCACGTTTAAGGCGGTCAGCTTCAAGCGTTACTTTTTCAGCGGTTGCCAGGCGATGCCCGATAGAGGCTTTGGTTAGCTCCAGCGATTCAATGCGCGCCGTGTTGCGGTGCATGGCTTTCTCGGCGGCGCTGATGTTATCCAGAAATTGCCGTCTCTCATCTTCGTCAGCAGCGTCGTCCATCATCGCGCACCAGCGTCCGATATTCTCAGCAGCCGTGAGGTTAGCAGCGCGCAGCCAGAATAATTCGTCATCAAGGCTAAGCGATTGCGCGTCTTCACTGGTTGCGTCTGACAGAAGCAAACGGCGACCGTAGCCCCCATGTTTGAGCGCGTGCTGATTGCCGGGAGCGAACGGATTGATCGGGGGCGCTGTGCGCGATCCGCGTATCGGTTTCGTTTCTGATGATTTTGCGACTTTGCCTGTTTCGCACTTTTCGCGAGACAACAGCGCAGGCTTAGAAGCGGCCTTCTTCTCTTTCTGCGAATTCGCAGTTTTATTCGCATTTTTTTTTTGCGAATTCGCACCACTATTCGCAATTTTGATATAGCGCTTTGCGCTGGCGTAATTCAGTCCCTGCGCTTCACACCAGTCTTTGGGGGAGATACCGGATTTAGCATGCTCGGCGAGGAACTGGTGTTGCAGTGCTCCCCAGTCCGGTTTTGCCATATCTGATCACCTTCCTGCTTGTCATTACCGAAGCCCCTAAGAGAAGAACTCTGTAATGCTATTGCCTGTCCTGCTCGATTTGACGGATGCCCGCCAGCTGGTTATTCGCTTTTTCGATGGCAGCCAGCAGTGGCTTGATCCAGAGAACGGCCTGGCAATACGTCAGCGTGTCGGTGGGAGCGGCGCTATCACTGGCTGCGTCAGCTCCACCGGAATAGGGGTGCATTGCGCTGGTACGTAAACTGTTCGCGTATTCGAGCAGCCCACCAGCGACATCAGCAGGAACAGGCAGATCACAGGTTTTTTCACGATTAAGGATCTCCCGGTACTCAATGATGGTTTTATCTGTACTGGCATCAATCAGCGAATTTAATCGGTTGGTGTTATCTGCCACCTGATTAAAGCGGCTGAAATTGAATGCCTGAGTGGCAATAACCTGACTTTGTAGATTGTTGTCATTACGCAGGACGTTATTATCGCTCTGTATTGTGGCAAGATCTGCGCGACTGTTTGCCAGCATAATGTACGGAGCAGCGATTATCACGACGACAACCACCAGCGCTATGGCCTTCCAGTACGCCTTTACGAATGCCATGAATGACGTTGTCATACCAGCAGCGCCGCCCGCGCTTTGTTGTAGCGGAGTCGACGATCATCGAGGCCATTAATACCGCCGTTGATAATTTTGGTCACAGCGCGAACATCAGCACCGTAAGCCATGCAGCCTCTGGAGGTGTAGAACCATGCTGCCGAACGTGCAGCATGCAGTTCCTGTTCGAGCAGTTCAGGCGTGGCAACCAGGTCGAGTTTGAGCGCAGCGCCACAGCTACGGTAGTTGTTCAGCCCGGTGACCTGAATCAACCCGCGACCGCGATATTTCCAGCCGTCACCATTAGCCTTGTTCCCGAGGTTTTTGTAACCCCAGTCCCCGCCATAAACCAGGTTGGCAATCGCATCCGGACGTGCGGGATGCTCTGTCGTTCTGCCCAGCGCATCAGCCTGTTGTTGAGTAATCCGCCTGGCACCGAATATTCCCACCAGTTTATCGGCGCGATAATTGAGATTTTCCGTGACAACAGTGAATCCGGCACTTTCGTGCCCGACCTGTGCGATAAACATCGCGATATCTGCCGGTGCTGTAATCCCGAACTCTCTCATTGCCGCATCGACTGGCTGAAACCAGCGCGCAGCTAACCCGGCGCTGATACCAGCCGCCTGCTGAAATTGTGATTGGTTCATTAGTGCCTCAGTGCAGCTATGATCCGCGCCACATTTCCCCGGTACCAGAGAACAACCGCGCAGATTAAGACGTTTCCGGTGACTACCAGCCAGTTCGAATCATGGTAGAGACCAAATACAAAACGAAACGGAATAGTGGCGTAAATCAGAACAAGAACATACGCCAGAACGGAAATTAACGGGCGATTACGTGCACCGTGCCGCTGGCGCTGATAAAGCATCAGTGCCAGAACAATCACCGCGCAGATAACAGCATTAAAAAGCGATGTCAGGTCACTTGTCACCATCTTTACCCCCTCCGCGCAATCGCGAAAGAACGTCCAACAGCGAGTCCAGCCCCTGCACATTGATAAAGGTCAGCGCCTTGATAGTGATCGCCGAAACAATCACAGCCCCCAGCGCATCTAACGGTTTGTCATTGTACCCTGTCCACGCTGCCAGCATTGAACCGAACAGATCAGCCCCCAGCACGCCGACGATGAAAGATGTCAGGAAACAAAAAATCAGCCTGAGCATGGTAACGTTGGCGGCAGTGGCGACATAAAACACTGCGCCAGCGAATGCACCAAACACCACGCCAAAATCAGTACTTGTCGCCAGGCCGTACATACTTGCACCAAGCAGCCCTCCGGCCGCAACGGCAGTACCGGAAACAGGATCGGACATTTAGCCCCCTCTTTTATTGCTGTAAATCCTCTCTGAACGAGGGGAATAAAAAAAGGCCACGCAAATGCGCAGCCTTTGAATGGTTGCCGCCCGGTGGCGGCATATCACCACATCTGATATCGTTAAATCGCCAGAAGTAACCACTCAGAAATGGAGGATTTTCATGTCTCAACCTAAACAGTCGCAGGGTGATAGCAAACCACAACAACCTGCGGAACAAAAACCAACACCGTCACAAGGTTCTGCTGACTTTACGACTAAACGCGTATTGGTTGGCGATTCTGCCGAACAATTCAGGAAAAGCAAAAAGTAATCGCTGAAGCAATCAATGCGATTACCGGGGCGAGGATTGTTACCATTCTCGCCCTGTCAAGACTCTTCCTAAGGGTTGTGTTTAATGTGCGTAGTTCATCTGCAGTATCCGTTAAGTTTTTAAGCCGATACCGGCGCAGAACTGGTAGAACCGCTTTAGGTCCGGTGTAACCATTATTCCGCAGATACTGATAATTCAAATCAGTGATATTTTTATATGTCTCTGTGTACAGACATTCCGGAGGCGAATGAATAAGAGCGCGCACCTTAGCGGAAAGCCCAGCGTGAACCAGATGAATCGCACACCACGTCCACAAAAAAATAAAAGCCGTAAGTCCCGCTGTTAAATAGTCCCAGCTTGTCTTCTGTGTCAGCAGCAGGAATGATGAACCAATCCCTACAATTTGAATATTGAGTAATTTATATCCATTCTCAATATTGATAGTGTTCGATTGATAGGTTTCCCTGATGGATGCCTCGCCCTGATTCTCAAGGAAATCGACGAGATCATCATCTGCATCCAGAAAAAAATCATCGGGTATATTTATCATTTTTTCACCTATCAAGGGCTCTGAAATGCATTCAATTTTACCTGAATGTCGCAATGACTAGTATTGCTGGCTCCAGAAACGACAAAACCCCGCCGTGGCAGGGTTCATAATCAGTTTCATATGGTTCCCACCGCTCCGCGCAAGGCATCTCTGCTGGTGGGTAAGCTCTTTCGCCTTTGACGTCCGAGCATATCTGAATTATGCAGTTTCAAAACTCGTTTTCAAGTCTTTTTCGCAAGTTTTTGCATTTTCGAAGCCTAATTCATCTTTTAACGTGAAGAAGACAGCAGAGTTGAACAACTCAATACACCAGCGCACACGGTCAATACACTGCTTTTCGGTCAGAAATGGCGCGTAGTAATATTGCATCCATCGGGCCATGCCATTAATTGTTTTCCGCCAGGTGTAATAATCCTTCCCTATCTCATACACGGGATTACCCGGCTTGAAGGACTTCAGGATGATAGACTCCATGAATGCAGCCTCCTCCTGATCCACGGCGTTGCCGATCAGGTCAGAAAGTGATTTCTTCGGCCAGATGATGGCTTTCGCCTGCTCAAACAACGCATCGCCGGTATAGCCAATTTTACGCAGACCAGACAATACGGTAGCGATCCGCTCCTGCTGTTCGCCTGTCCAGCCGGTCAATATCATTGACCACATACCACCGCCACCAGAAAGGTGCTCTGTTCCGCTGCCCCCATACATTCCGCCCCAGTGGTTCAGCAACGAACGAACCCAACGGCTTTGCGATGGTGTCAGTCGGCGGTATTTGCCCAGGTAAGATCTGCGCGGTACTGCTGCCAGCATCACCCAGGCGTTTTGCGGGTTGGTTCGCTCAACAGACGCTTTCTGATAATTGTTAATGTCGTTGCGTGTCATTATCCGTTCTCCCGAATGATGATCTGGCCTTTCTCGCCCCATAGCTTCGTGATGCGACAATCCCAGATGCCGGAATCATCATCGAATAGCGCATCCATCAACGCTTTGAGCATGTTGTCGCAGTCTGGTTTTGATTTGTGTGGCTTGCCGTCGAATTGCTCCCGTTTCTTCTTGCTCCAGCTTGGGGGCATTGGCATAACGAATGTGATATGCGCGCCAGACTCAGGAAGATTGATTTTGCGCAGGCGTGCTTCATCGCAGAATGCGCGGTAACGCATGACCGCTGGCCGTGTTTTCCATTTGTCAGCGCGGGTTTGTCGTGGCTTAGGTACTGGGGTGATGTCGTAAATTTTCATGCAGGCACCACCAGCCCAAGGCGGGCGATCTGGATAACGGTCAGAACGATAGCGCGGTCCATAAGTTGGCGACGTTCGTCGCGCGATAGCTTGCTCCCATTGTCGATGCTGTCGTGGCAGCAAACGCAGATCGCCGCCGTGGCGCAATCATCGGCTTTCAGGCCCATGCCTTTGCCTTCATTGCGATGGGCTACCTGCGTCCCCCATGAGCCGCATAACACGCACTGCTCGATCTGCCCGACAGCAGCGAGCCATTTTTTGCTGCGATAGGTTTTCTGACTGGGGTTATTTCGCATTGCTGTCCCCCCAACGCTTTGCCCACTCGATTTCAATGCGGGATTTATCGCTGAATTTCACACCCTGCTGAGTGCCGAACCAGTAGATAGCCTCAATGACTTCCACCATCTGGCGGACAGTCATTTTGCTGGTACGCTGACCGAACATCACAACTCCGCCATCGAGCCCGGGCGCCATTCGCTGCTCTTGCTTCTTCGATTTTGCTACCAGTGCGGTAATGAGGTCTTTCCAGTCGGCGGAATCGTATTTGTTACCGAACCAGATAACCTGGTCAGAAAGGTCTTTCAGAAGAGGCCATAATTTTGAATTTTGCTGGAGTGTACGCGTCATCTCCTTGATATCTAGAACCAGCGGTCTCTTCTGGTCTACCGGCAGTGAGCGGATATAGTTGATAGCATTCTGCTTAACGCTTTCGTTAACGAGGTGGAATTGCTGGCTCACGCTTCACCTCCTGAGAGGTAAAACGCAGAATGAAGAAAATCGCAGGTGCATTTCTGCATCTGTGGCAAGGTGAAGAGTTCAGATTGTGGTCGCATTTAAGTCCCCTTAAATGCGCAGAAGTCCGTCAGGGTTGTTCAGGCCGCTGACGGATCAATTATGGCTCAGTGATAGCCGATTATCAAATGTTGTGTGACGTTGATTTAGTAATATGCACCAACGGGCATCGTTATCATCTCCGACACAAAAATGCCGAACCGCTTAGCCGTACCCTGGATGATTTCACCGGGTGTGTTAGCGCCGCCACGGAAGGTTTCTTCCTGACCTGTCACCACGTCTTTGTAGGTCAGGGTGATGATGTAGCGGAAGGTTGGTGAATTGTGGCGATGAGTCGGGCTGGCTGGAACAGGTTTTGTTACTGGCTCGCCAACCTCCCGATCAAGAATATCCAGTACCCAGCGGCGGAATTCTTTGGCAACCGGAGTACGAGCGAACATGGCTATCAGGTGAGCGCCGCGAAGGGAGAAAATGCGCACTTTTTTGCGGTAATTCCCTGAGGTCGTTGATTCGACGACCTGAGACATTCCATCTGAAAACTCATCAGTGTTTTTGTTGTAGATATCGGTCACTGCTTTGGTGCTGGCGTATTTTAATGCCTGCGCGAGTTCTTTACTGGAAAGCCAGATCTGATTATTTCGATTTACAACGTTGAACCTTGTGTTATGGAATGCGAGTGCGGTTGCCATAGTGATTTCCTCTTAACTGAGTTAATCACCACCGTCAGATGCCAATCATTGGGTGGTGAACTGTGCAGGGTTGGCATAACCGGGTAAGAGGAACCGGCGCGGATTTCTCCGCCCCCACACAGCCCACCATAATGCGAATGTGGCCGTGCTTGCGACAATAAAAAAGACGCTGGCGCGTCTGGTGTCGCCTCTTAACATCCGGGATGCCAATCCCGGCAGTCGATTTTGCGGCTGCACCTGAAATATAGCCCCGGATATCAGGTTGTGTCAATCACTCCTGCTTCGGTGCTGCTGATAAATGCTCGACACCTTTATCCCAAATTGCTTTGATGGTCGTCCAACTAACAGGAACTGTAATTTCAATTTGACCGCTGCCATCGCATGTTTCGCATTCGTCATCACCAAAACACTCAGGGCAGCTTATAAATTTTGTTTCTGAAAACTCACCGACCAGCAAGCTCTTAGCTCCATTCTCAGAGGTTAGGCGCTTAGGCACCATCACCCAACCATCCGGAATCACCGGAGAGTTGCCAGTGTTCAACCTGACAACTTCCGCAAGACAGGCGTTCCACGTATCGCGAAACGTTGTTGCCACGAGCCAGTTTTTATAGCCATCCAGGCATGAAGCGAGGTTTTCAGGTGCGCGCGGTGGCAGTCTGGTACCCACAGGCTCCGCTTCGAGCGATGCCAGCGCGATACGCGCCAGATCAACCATGTGCCAGGGTGGAACTGTGATGAGCTTACCTCTGTCGAAGCCGTTGAGTTGCACCTGTTCTGCCGCGTGCAGATAGTGCTCAATCTCTGCTCTGGTAATAGTGGTCATAGTTTTATCTCCCGGCAGTTAAGGCTTGAGTTGCAAATAACCGCTGTTTTCTTCGCTCCACTGGTTACCGTTACCGTCCCGTTGTCACATTGAACGGTAGTGACGTTGTAGCTATCGGTGACTGCAACGCAGTGGGGGTTTTCGTCCGCCATTGCTGCCGGGATGACAAACATAGTGATGACTGTCGCTATTTTGGTAATAGTGCTCATGGGTTAGTCCTCAACTTGTCTTTACCTCGCGAACTATAAGACTCCAGGCATTGTCCGTATCCTGTCTGGTCATTTGTCTGCCCGTAACTAAAGCCATGCTGGAGACCATGACGAAACGCGCTATCCTGCAATTTGTCGGCAACTTCCAGCTTTGCTTCCAGTTCTGCTATGCGCTTCTCTGCGGCTTCCAGCTCATCCAGCAGCGTTATCACCAACCCCGGAACTACGGGAACCGCCAAATCGCCGTTTTTAATTCCCCTTTCCGCCGCTTCACGCAGTGCCTGTTTGTCGATGTTGCTCATTTGGTGGCCTCCCGGCATTCTGTGATAATCTCAAGACCAATTGTTTTTGCCAGCGCATGTTCAGCAACAGCGCCATCAGACTTTTCCCAGCCCCGCAACATGAAAACCGCATCAGAACAGCGGAGCATTGCGCAGCAGATATCCATGTACTCTGGCTTGCTCAAGCCATCGGGAAGCGTCGCGGGGTTTAACACCACATGGCCTTCCGAAGCCAGGCGCATAGCCTCAAAATGGAACGCAGGACGGTTATATTTCGGAATGCCGGTCATTGGCCCAGCAATGTAAATTTTCATCAAAATTCCCTCTTTTTGTTGGGTCTGGCATCATTCGCGCGGCGTTTCTGCTCAGCGGCAGCCTGGTCACAGTCGTAGATCGCACCGTTGCGCTGGTCGCAATACACAACGCCGGTCGGGCCGTGGCGGTTCAGGCGCAACAGCAATTCGGTAGCCGCCTGATCTGCGTTTTCGTCGTATGCACCTTCGCGGTAGATTCCGATCCAGTAATCACAATCCTGCTCAATCTGCCCGGTGTCGCGGGAATCACTCGGCATCGGGCGTTTGTTGGTGCGCTTCTCCAGATCTCGGTTCAGCTGGGTAAGCAGCACCACGATGCAGTTCAGTTCCTTCGCAAGGTTCTTCAGCCCCTTCGTGATAATCCCGTAGGCCAGGTCGTTACGGTCGGCCTTGTCGGCAGTCATTAGGGTCAGGTAATCCACCAGCACCATGCCGACAGCGCCGCGTTCGCGTTTAATGCGGCGTGACTCTGCGACGATGTGCGCCAGCGTGATCCTGGGCGTGTCGTCGACGTAAAGATTCCCGGTCTGGGCCAGACGTCCACCAGCAGCAAAAGCCATTGCCACTTGCGCGTCGTCGTACCGATCGCCATAAAACACGTCGGTATTAACGCGGCTGACCTGCCCGATCATGCGCTCCACAATCTGCTTATCCGGCATCTCAAGGCTGAACATCAGCGCGGGAAGCTGCTCAACCTCGGCACAGTTGACGGCCAGCTGGCTATACAGCGTGGTTTTACCCATCTTTGGACGTGCGCCGATCACCATCAAAGCGCCTTTAACCAGCCCTTTCGGTTGCAGCAGGTCATCCAGCGAGCCAATCCCCGTCGACAGTCCACGCGTTGCGTCTGAGTCGCTCCAGCGCGCTTCCACCTCGTCCACCCAGTCTCCCATCACTTCCGAAAACTCGCGGAGCCCTCGGCGGTTACCGGTTTTCGCGTAGTCAGCGATATCGGTGAACAGGGTCTGAATAGCGTCAAACTTCTGGCTGGTGGTCATCCCGTTGCGGGAATACAGCAGCTCGATGGCGCTGGTCAGCTTGTCTATGCCGTAGCGCTCCATGGCTTTCTCGCGCACCAGCATGGCGTAGTGAACGATGTTCGCCGCGCTGGGAGTGTTTTTGGATATCTCGGCCATGTAAGCGAATCCACCAGCCTGCTCGCCAAGCCCTTTCGACTCCAGCGACTCAATCAGGGTGATCAGGTCGATAGGCTTCTGATTGGCTACCAGCTCCCGCATCTCGGCGAAAATCACCTGGTGGGGGCGGATGTAGAACGATTCTGGTTTGAGCATCGACATGGCGGTCTGGCAGCGATCGCTACCGCTATCCAGCATCATGCCGCCCAGCACACTTTGTTCGGCTTCGATGTTCTGCGGGATCATGTTCATGTCTGTCATAGCGCCTTCTCCCTGGTTTTCAGCAGGGTGTCAGAGCGCAACAGATAATCGAAACTGGCGCGCCAGCCTCTGTCGTTCTCACCGAAATAAAACTTTGGTGCTCGTTCAGCGAAAGCGGCGAAGTAATTCTCCACAGCCTCGACGGTTGGCTCTTTCAGTTCGGTCAGCAGGCGTTTGATAGCACGGCGACGTTTGTCGTTTAGTGCCTCTGCCTGGGGAAGGCGGTCTCCCAGGGTGGTGTTGTATGCAGACAGTACCGCCTGGTAGTCGATCGGGTTTTTCTTTGAGACAGGTTTTTCTTCCTGCCCGACACACTCCCCCTCTGGGGTTGGGGGGTATTAGTATTTAATGTATTTATATGTCTTTGGTGTTCCCCTAAATTGAGGGATTCTTCTTCCCCTGATTTAGGGGATTTTCCCTCATTTTGAGGTATACCCTGATTTGAGGGATTTTCTGTATCGCAGCTTTCACCGACTGGTAGTAACCATTCGGCGGTGTTTTTATTCGGTCCAATGCTCCTTCCAACCTGGGTTAGCAGGTTCATTCCGACGAGCTGGACGCGCGCTTCACTCACGCGCTTTTCTGGCAGCCTTGCTATCTGAGCAATCTGAGAATTGGCAATCCTGTCCATGGGCTTATTCCACCCATAAGTCAGGCGCAGAACAGCAAGCAGGACTTTGAATTGTCGCTTCGTCAGGTCAGCGCCTGCGTATTCTTCCAGAAGCATGTTTGCCAAGCGCGTAAAACCATCATCAAGATCTGCCACCTGACGCTCCACGGCCGTAAGAGCCGGTCTGATTGGTATGACTGTTGCGAGATTACCCACGGCTTTTCTCCTTACGCTTCAACTCCTCCAGGATGGCGCGCATCTTCTCGGCCACTACCGGATTAATCGAACGCACGAAGCGGTCGCGGGTATTGTTTTTATGTACAGCGGTCTGGTAATAGCGATTGTTTTTTGCCATTATTCCTCCTGCAATTACTCTGGTTTTTGCACTAGAAGGCCGCATGTGTTCGTGCACTGCGGCTTTCGCCTTTTCAGAACAGGCCCGGCTGGGCGTTCCGTTTAACTTTTCGCTTCTCAAAGCGGTCAGCGGGTAACTGCTGCTTCTCTGCCCACAGTTTTGCGTGGCGTAACACATCATCAAAAATCCTCCCCTTGCGACTTGCCTGAGACATCCGCTTGTACATATCGACAGCCTGAAATGCCCCCCCCTGAGCCACTGCAACTGTGAACCCCTGTTTGATGAGAGACTCGCGTACGTGCTTCTCGATGAAGCTTTCCCAGCTCATAGCGCCTCCAAATACGGGCAAAATTCGCCGTATTCATTTTTTATAAACTCTGCTGCAACTTTTGCTGCTTCTGATTTATCCTCGAAATATCCGAGGCTGATGAGCTTCCCATCCTTAAATCCACTTGCTTGCCATTTGCCATATGGCTTATTCCAATAAACCCCTCTTGCTCCTCTTTTATTTTTCTGGTCACGCCTGTTTCTTGAGTTCTCAATCCGTGTAGCAACCCAAAGGTTTGAGATTCTGTTATCGGTTCTGTCACCGTTGATATGGTCAATGAACAAGTCGCCGACCTCGCCGTTTACTGCAATCCACGCCAAACGGTGTGCTCCGAAAGCTTTCCCCTCAATGCGAATTTTTATATACCCCGTTAACTCAAGGCATCCGGCCAACTGGCCGACCTTAATTCTTCCGTTCGAACTAACCTTCCAACGAAACTCTCCTGTTTCAGGATCGTATTGGAGATATTCGAGTACTTTCTGCTGGCTGATGTGGTTCATGGCTTAATCCCACCCCAGCGGCCCCGGCCTTGCCCGTTCGGCTTTCAGCCCGATATCAGCGAGTGTTTCGACTGAGGCCAGATATTCACGCGACACTAGCACCGCTTCCGGTGGCGCGGCCTGAATACCCAGGAAGGCCAGCTCTTTCGCCATGGTGCTGAAATGCCCTTCGGCTTTACGCCTGCTGGCTGTCGACTCGCTGATGCCCATATGCTCGGCGTAAGACTTCTGGCCCACTAATGCAAGCCGGTTGAGCAGGACGCTTTCTATCTCAACCGGATTGATAACTGGCGGGTCTAACTTTCGTGCGATTGCGTTCTCCATTGGTGATAATCCCCTTGTAAAAACATATGCCACTGATTAATCGGCATAGATTTCTGGGTAAAGAACCTCTCTTGGAAGCCCGGTTGCCGCTTCATACTGGGAGCGTTTTGCTATTGGCAGTCTTCCGCCACGCTTTTTCAGCATGTTGATGGCCTGAGGTGTTACTCCAACCTTTTCAGCCAGTGTCTTCTGAGAGCCACCAACGGCATTGATAGCGAGGTCTAAAGGCGTTACGGCATTACTTTTTTTGTTGATCATGGTTTACTCCATTCATATGTAATCAACGATATGTTAACCATTGATATTGATTAAGTCAACATTATGGTGATTGAAAAAATACACATGCTGTTTATCATGCAGGAAGCGGAGGGTTTTATGAGTAGTATTTCGGAAAGAATTAAATTTTTACTGGCAAGGGAAGGGTTGAAGCAGCGGGATTTGGCCGAGGCTTTATCGACCAGCCCTCAGACCGTCCACAACTGGATAAAAAGAGATGCGTTAAGTCGCGAAGCTGCTCAACAAATATCTGAAAAGTTAGGCTATTCTCTTGACTGGTTATTAAATGGATCTGGTTCTCCAAAGAAGGAGCTGGAAAGCAGCATCCCGCCAGAATCAGAGTGGGAGACAGTAGAAGTATGGGACAGCAAAACCCCCATCAGGAACGATGAGGTAGAGGTCCCATTCCTGAAAGATATTGAGTTTGCCTGTGGTGACGGAAGCATTGGCGACGAAGACTACAATGGGTTCAAGTTGAGATTCTCCAAAGCTACATTACGTCGAATAGGGGCAAGTACTGACGGTCATGGAATTCTTTGCTTCCCTGCTCGTGGAAACAGCATGGAACCAAATATTCCTGACGGAACAACTGTGGCGGTCAATACCGAGGACAAGAAGATTGTTGATGGCAAGATATACGCCATCAATGAAGATGGCTGGAAGCGCGTCAAGATGCTTCATCGGATTGGTCCTGATGCTGTCAGCATTCGTAGCTACAACGCGGAAGAATATCCACCAGAAGATAAGCATCTAAATAGTATAGAAATAATTGGACGCGTGTTCTGGTGGTCAGTACTGGACTACTAACTCGTGGCCTGACAGCGGGTGTAAAAAAGTGCTATAACCCGGCCTTCGCGTCGGGTTTTTACTGCCCTACTCTTTCGGTAACGACAGCACATCAATAGCCAGCTCTACAGCTAAGTCCGCACTATCCTCCTGCCATAGCACCTGAATCATCTCAATGATCGATTCTCGTGATATCTCTTGCTCCTCAACAAGCAACTGCATGACAGCAGACCCGATAACTGACACCACTTCCGGATGCAGTTCTGCAAAAAATCTATCTTCGTTCGACATATCCAATCCCTGATTGATGTTTTTTACAGCATATCACTTATACCAGCAAAAAATAAATCAGCATTAAAATCAACAATAAACAATTTAATCAACAAAATAAATAAACGCAATGTTGACAATAACATACACACAGTGTTTAATAAGTTCGTCGAAACGAAACATCGACAGCTGGCGGCCATCCACCGCCAGAGATTAAGCGCAGAAGTCTTGTTTTACGTTCAGCAGCCCAGCTTACGGGCAGGAGATAAAAATGAATATGGCAGATTTGAAAAAGATTCTCGAAGAACACAAAGTCT